ACGACGCTCTTCCGATCTAGAAGAATTAAAGACAAAATTAGAAAAAATTACTACTACATTATCTATAACAAAAACAAATACAAGTAATACAGAGACAGATAAATTTGCAGATGGAATAAACAGGCTAGAAGACTTAAAAATAGATTGCAACAAAAAAATGGAAGATTTAATAGTTAAAAAATTTGCAATAGATCAGAAAATAGAAACTTTAAAACAGCCATATAGAAATATATTGTTTTTTAGATACACTAGAGGAAAAAGTTGGGAATCAGTAGCAGAAGATTTAGGATATACAAGGCAATACACTTGTGAGTTACACGGAGAAGCACTATATTTATATTCAAAAATTTAAACAACCTACAAAAACCTATAGAATCTTACATAAAAAATGTGATATAAATATAATAGCAAATCTATAAAAGATTGCAGAATAAAAAAATAGGACGTTGAATAGCAATTATCCACATAACAAACAACCAAAAAAAAGAATTAGTTATATAACATAGCTAGTTCTTTTTTATTTATTAATAATATCAACATACTAGGCAATTGATATATAATTTTCCATATATGTTCAGAAGATGCAAAATAAGACAATCCTAGTTAAGTCTTAAAAATATAGTAAACAATAATATAACATAGAATCTAATATATCCTATAATTATATTATTGTTTAGTGTTTTTTTAGAAAGGTGTGTAGTGTTATGGAAGAAAAATTAAAAGAATTTAAAGAAAAGAACTGTAAGAATTGCAATAAGAACATAGACTGTAAAATAATAAAAAATATAGAAGGAGAATTAGTATGTGTGCAAGAAAACTAACCTATAACGATAAATTAATAACAGAGCAGTACACAGCACAAGAAAAAGCAGAGCATAGAGAAAAATTAAATAATATAAAAGAACAGTTACCTACAAGTTGTAGAAATTGTTCTTTTTTAATTATAACAAGCCTAAAAGAACAAAAAGTTTATTGTCCATACTTAATAAAGAACAAATGTTTGCGGGGGAGGTAATATATTATGTATCTAAAAGTAAAATCAAAGAAGGAAAAGAATCTTATACAGAAAATTTCTAAAGAAAAAAATGAACTAGTAATAAAGGTATTAAATAAAAAAGGTTATACATGTAATAATACAATAGAAAGTCAAAAAGAAATAAGCAAAAAGTTAAATTTAGAGCAGAGAAAAGTAATATTAGAAAATCAGAATGAGAAATTATCTAAAATAGGAAGTTATTATATCTGGGAAGCAGATGTAACAATAAAAATAGTAGATGTGGTAACAGGAAAGGAAGTGTAAGATAATGTGGAATATATTTCTGGGAATAATATTAAGTTGTTTAGGAGCATTAGCAATAGCATTTACTCTTTTTATTTTTGTTACAATAATAGATGTAATGATAAAACAATTTAAAAGAAAATAATTTTAATAAATTTTAATTAGGAAGGGGTGAACCAAGTGTTAAGTGAAAAACAAATGCAATGTATAAACTTAATGGTTATAGAAAATAAAACACAAAAACAAATAGCAAAAGAATTAAAAATAACAGAACAGACAATATGCAACTGGAAAAAAGATAAAGAATTTAAAAATGAAATAGAGAAAAATATAAAAGAAAATTTTGGTTCACTTGCAGTAGAAGCACAAAAGGAACTGAAGAAACTATTAAAATCAAATAACGAATATATAAAAATGCAAGCAGTAAAAGATATTCTTGATAGAGCAGGATATAAACCTACAGAAAGAATAAAGAATGAAGTAGAACCTTCTAAAAAATTTGCAGATATTTGCAAACAATTAGGTGGTGAAGGACTAAATGAATGACGAAGAAAAAGACTTTGAATTATCAGAAAAATATATTGACTTTTGCAATACAACTGAAAATGTTGATGTTGATATACTAGAAGGAACAACAGCCTCAGGAAAAACTACAATAGCAGCAGGCATTAAGTTTATGCGAAAGATATCAGCATCTAACAAAAAAGAGCATATAATTGCAGCAAGAACAACAGGTGTCGCTGAAAAAAATATAATAAATCAAGATAATGGAATATTAGATATACACAAAAATGCTATATATTGTGGAAATGGAGATAAAGACCATAAGTTCCCACATATAAAATTCGAAAATAAAATTATATATGTATTAAGTTATAAAAATAAAGACCAATGGGAGAATGCATTAGGGGGACAATATGGTTGTGTGTACATAGATGAAGGTAATATAGCTGATATAGATTTTGTTAGAGAAATCTTAACAAGAAATGATTATTTGTGCATAACATTAAATCCAGATGATCCTAATTTACCTATTTATGATGAAGTAATAAATCATGCTAGACCATATAAGAAGTATGCTAATGACGTACCAATTGAAATAATGAAAGAACTAAACAAAGTTGAGCCAAAGAAAAATTATAGATATTGGTTTTTTACTTTTTATGATAACAAAGGTTTGACAGAAGAAGAAATAGAAAAGAAAAAAACAGTTGCTCCAATAGGAACGAAACTATATAAAAACAAGATACAAGGACTAAGAGGAAAAGCAACAGGGCTATGCTTTAATTTACAACCTAAAAACATAATAACAGTAGAAGAAGCAAAACAAATGAAATTTAAGCTATTTTCTATTGGTTGTGATACATCATATTCAAAAGAAAGCCACGATAAAGTAACACTAGAAGGTATAGGAATAACAATAGATAATAAATGTGTATTATTAAAAGAAAGAACATTTAATAATAGAGATAGAACAATACCATTTGCACCAAGTGATGTAGTTCAATGGATAATACAATTTATGGAAGAGTTTAAAAATGAATGGGGATTTGCAAGAACATGTTTTATAGATAATGCAGACCAGGGAACAATAATGGAAGCAAACAAAGCAAAAAGGCAAAATGCTTTAGTATATAACTTTGAAAATGCATGGAAAAAGACAAAGATAATCACTAGAGTTCAACTACAAGAAAGTTGGTTGAATACTGGTGATTTTTTAATTGTTGAAACTTGCAAAGACTATATAGATGAATGTAATAAATATTCATTTAATGAAGATAATCAGCCAGAAGATGGCAACGACCACTCAATAAATGGTTGCCAATATGCTTGGTTACCACATAAAAAGAAAATTGGTAATTGGGAAGTAATAAAGAAATTAATTAAAGATGAGAGTGAGGAATAGAAAATGGGAAGTAAAGAATTTATAGAAAAATGTAAAGAAATAGTGAAGGAATATGCAAAAGAACATTTAGATAGAAGTGATAATATTCCAGAATTTGAAGTGTTTGATGTATGGTACTGTAAGACACTACAAAATCATAAAGCGTTACTAAGCACAACATTATTTGATGGTATGTATTACGAATTAACATATAATGGAGATAAAAAAGAATTATACTTTGATGCATATAAAAAGTTTGAAAATAAATGTATAAGAATGGAGGAAAAATAATTATGGCATTAGATAGAATTTTTAGTACACCTACAATAACAGTAGATCAAAATAAATATGACGAGTTAATTATTATAAAAGATAGATATAAACAATTAATACAAAAAGATAAAAAGGAATTATTTGATTTTGGACAAGCAATTAAATATTTAAAAGATGGAAAAAGAGTACAAAGACAAGGTTGGAATGGAAAAAATCAATATATAGAATTAGCAACTAATATTAGTTATAAAAATACTAATAATGAAACGATAAATGCAGAACATGAAGCAATAGCATTTGTAGGAACATCAGGTGTTCAATTAGGCTGGTTAGCAAGTCAGGCAGATATGCTTGCAGAAGATTGGAGATTAGTAGAGTTAGGAGAATAACATGGGAGCAGTCAACGATAAAATTAAAAATGTAATACGAAATTGGTTAGAAATACAACCAAGCGTAGGAGATACAATAACAATACAAGAAACGAATACATTTGAAGGAAACTGTTTTAGAAATTTATTATGGTATAGAGGAGACGCATCAGAATTACATCAATATTACACTCAAACAGACGACTTAATGGGAAATGCAAAATTTTGGGCAGCACAAAGTACAACAGGTATAAATTTTAGAAAAATACATACTGGATTACCTACTATGATAGTTGATATGTTAGCCGATATAACAGTTGATAGTTTCAATAAAATAGAAGTTAAAGGAAACAACGAAGCGCAAACAAATTGGGAGGAGATAGCAAAAGAAAATGACTTTAAAGAAACATTAAAACAAGCAATAATTGATGTATTTGTGCAATGCGATGGTGCATTTAAGATAAGTTATGATACAGACATAAGTAAATATCCAATAATAGAGTTTTATTCTGGACAGGATGTTGATTACGAATATACAAGAGGAAGGATAACAGGAATAAACTTTAAAAATAAATACCATAAAAAAGATGCTTGCTACACTTTTTTTGAAAAATACTCAAAAAATGGAATAAAATATGAACTATACAAAAATGACAAATTAATGGATAATTACAAAGCCATTCCAGAAACAGCAGATTTAAAAGAACCAAGAGACACAAATTTTATGTTGGCTGTACCTATGATGTTTAATAAATCAAAGAAATATAAAGGCAGAGGACAAAGTATATTAGAGAAAAAATTGGATGCGTTCGATAGTTTTGACGAAGTGTGGAGTAAATGGATAGATGCATTAAGAGATAATAGAACAATAACATATATTCCCGAAGATTTGATACCAACAAATGACAATGGAGATTTATTAAAGCCCAATACATTTGATAATAGATACGCTAAAGTAGGAAGTACAACATCGGAAACAGAAAGCAGTAAGATTACAAGAGAAAAAGGAGACTTTGACTATGAAGGAATGTTACAGTCATATATAACTGCATTAGATTTGTGTTTGCAAGGGTTAATAAGTCCATCAACATTGGGAATAGATGTAAAAAAATTAGATAATGCAGATGCCCAAAGAGAAAAAGAGAAGGCAACACAATATACAAGAGGAAAAGTAATTGACGTATTAGAAAAAGTTATTCCTAAGTTAGTTACAATATGTCTAAAAACATATGATTTAGCACAAGGAAAAACAGCAGGAGAATATGAAACAGTAGTAGATTTCAAAGAATATGCTAATCCAAGTTTTGAAGCAACAGTAGAAACAGTATCAAAAGCTAGACCAGGACAAAATGTAATGAGTATTGAAAAGACTGTAGATACAATGTATGGTGATAGCTTAACAGAAGAAGAAAAAGAAGAAGAAGTAAAAAGGTTAAAAGAAGAAGCAGGAATAATTGAAAAAGAAGAGCCTAATATAATGGAACCATTAGAGTAGGTGATTAAATGCAAAATGAATATGATATAAAAAAAGTAATGGAAGAAATTGAATTACAATTAATAGCTTCTATGAAAAGAACATTATGGAGTCATAAAGAAGATGAAAAAGCAGAAGGATTTGACTGGCCACAATGGCAAGCATTAAAAATAAAACAATTTGAAGATTACAAAAAAGCAAATAAAGAAATATTTAACAATAACACAAAAGGGTTAAATAAATATTTATATAAGCATATAAAAGAACAATTCAAAGAAGGGGCTGGAAGAACCAACAAACAAGCAATACAATCAGGGATTATAAGGAAAGAAGATTCACAATTAGGTGGATCTTTTTTTGGATTAAATCATAGGAAATTAGATGCATTAATAAAAAGTACGAAAACAGACATGAAAGATGTAAAATATGCAACTTTAAGAATGGCAAATGATCAATATAGACAAATAATATATAAAGCACAAGTATTTGCTAATACAGGAGCAGGAACAGTAAAGCAAGCAATTGATATGGCTAGTAAAGATTTTTTAACAAGAGGTTTTAATTGTATTGAATATAAAAATGGAACAAAACATAATATTGCAGATTACTGCGACATGGCTATTAGAACGGCAAATAAAAGAGCAAATTTAATGGGAGAAGGTGAAATGCGTAAGAAATTGGGCAATCCATTAGTATATGTATCTAAACATGGCGGAGCGTGTGATAAATGTACACCATGGGAAGGCAGAGTATATATAGATAATGTATGGTCTGGTGGCACAGAAAATGATGGCAAATATCCACTACTAAGTACAGCAATAGCAGGAGGCTTATTTCACCCTAGATGCCACCATGGAACAAGTACATATTATGAAGGCATAAACGAAGAACCAGAAGAAGTAATAGAAGCAAAACACAATCACAATGAAGAAGATAAATATACTCAATATTTACAACAAAGACAGAAACAATGTGAAAGATTGGCAATAGGAAGCTTATTACCTGAAAATGTATTAAAATATCAAAATAAAGCTAATGAATTGAAAATTGAAATAGAAAGTAGTAAAATAGGTCTGACAGATGATGAACAATATGCAATAAACCAATACATAAGTTCAGAAAGTTATAAAATAAATGAAATATTAAGGAATAATCTTAAACCAGATGGTATTCAAGAGCATATAATCAAACATTTAGATAAAGCATTAGATAAATGCAAAAATTATAATGGAAATATAGTTAGAGCTTTAGATATAACAGATGAGAAAAAATTAAAAAAATTTATACGTATGAATAAAATTAATAAACCAATAATGTTTAATGAATATTTATCTTTTTCAAGTAGAAACGATTACAATAAAAATGCTAATGTAATAATATATACAGCATCAAACAAAGCAAAAGATTTAAGAAACTTTAATCCAGACGAATCTGAAATATTATATCCAAGAAATAGTAGATTTATCGTTGAAAATATAAAGAAAGTAGCTGGTAAATATTATTTATTATGGAGGGAAATTTAATGAAAAATCCTAGATGGATAAATGAAATACCTAAACCAATACCAATAAATGAAAATGTTGAAATAACAGATGAGATGAAAAAAGAAGCAGAAGAGTTTTCAAAAGCAATTGAGAATGGAAAAATTAATGAATGGTTTAAAAAAAAATAAAATTTTATATTGTTCGACAAATTTCGACACAAATATATATTAAATAATGATATACTCTTTCGAAATAAATACGGAAAGGGATGAAATATTGTGGAAATTCAAATAAAAACGAAATTTTGCAAGCATTGCGGTGAAAAAATACCAGAAGATGCAATAATATGTACAAAATGTGGAAGACAAGTAGAAGAATTAAAAAGTAATAAACCAGATAATATTATAATAAATAATTCTGCTTCTTCATCTTCTTCTGCTTCAGCAAGTAGTGTTAATCAAGGACCTATTAGAAGAAAACATTCAATTTTGTTTGATATATTTATGATTTGTATAACTGGAGGACTATGGATAATTTGGATGATAGTAAGACCTAAGTATTATTAATAAAATGTAAACACTTGCAGAAATGTAGGTGTTTTTTTATATGCAAGTTTAGTGTAATGGTAGCACGACAGTCTCCAAAACTGTTTGCAATGGTTCAAATCCATTAACTTGTGCCATTTTTAAAATTAGAGCTTTAAAAAAGGCTCTTTTTTTATTGCAAAAATTATGGTCGACGGACCTTAAACGGGGGAGGTTCCAATATGGAAGACGATAAAAAACAAAATGCAGATACTCAAACTGCAACAGAGAATGCTCAAAACGAGCAAAAAACTGAAAATAAAAATGAGGGTGAGAAAGCTAAAAAACAAGTAGCTCAAAAAGGCGAAGATGGTTCAATAGTTTTCAAAAATCAAGATGAGTTAGATGGATTTATAAGAAGAATGTACGCAAAAGGCGCTGAAAAAGCAGAACAGGGTGAAACTTCTAAACAAGTTCAAGAAACTCAAAACAAGCAAGAAGACAAAGGACAAGAAGAACAAAAAGAGACTGTTCAAACAGACTATACTGACAAAATAGCACTTGCTATGGCCAAAGCTGGTGTTGATGTTAAGAAAGTTGAAAGAGCAGCAAGATTAGTTGATATGTCAAAAGTTTTAGAAAATGGAGTAATAGACACCAAAAAGCTAGAAGATGAAATCAACGCAGTAATTTCTGAATTTCCTGAGTTAAAAATAGCAAAGGAAGAAGAAAAGGAAGAAAAAGGATTTAAATTCGGAGCAACACAAAGTAACTCTGATGACAATTCAAAAAGTAAAAAGCCTGTAGCCACAAAAAGATGGAACAGGTTTAATTCATTTTAGGAGGTAATTAATTATGGCATTAAATTATGCACAGGTATGGGCTCCAGACCTATTAGAAATTATGGAGCAAGAATCTTTAACTTCACCATTTGTAACTACAGCAGTTAAATGGTTAAGTGCCAAAACATTTCATTTTACACAAATGAGTACAAGTGGTTACAAAGCACATAGTAGATTAGGTGGATGGAACAAAGGAACATTTGCACAAACTGATGTGCCTTTTACATTAACACATGATAGAGATATATCATTTTTAGTAGATAAAATAGATGTAGATGAAACAAATGAAACAGCATCTATTAAAAATATTTCAGAAGTATTCCATAAAACACAACAAATACCAGAAATGGATGCATACTTCTATTCTAAAGTTGCTACAGAAGCACAAAAATTAACAGGATATCACAGTTCAACAGCATTGTCTTCATATACAAAAGAAAATGTATATGGAAAATTAAAAGCAATGTTAAGTGCTGGAAAATTAAGAAGATATGTGGCAAAAGGTGCATTAATTGCATACGTAAATTCTACAATTATGGATTTATTAGAACAATCTACAGACTTTACAAGAAAAATAGAAATGACACAAATTGCAGAAGGTGGTATTGGCATAGAAACAAGAATTACAGATATTGATGGAGTAACACTGATAGAAGTAATTGATGATGAAAGATTCTATGATAAATTTGATTTTACTGACGGATTTGTACCTGTTGCTAGTACATCTCATAAAATTAATGTTTTAATAGCATCTCCATTAACTGTTAAGACAGTACCAAAAATTGCAAGTATTTATTACTTTAATCCAGGGCAACACACAGATGGAGATGGATACTTATATCAAGACAGAAGTTTATCTGATACATTTGTATTCCCAAACGGAAAAGACAATAAAATTGACAGTATATATGTTGATGTTGATACTGAAACATATACTGCTGAATAGGAGGTTCTAAATGGCTAAAATAAAAATAGAAAAAGATAATGCAATATTATCTATAGAAGAGGAAGAATTATTACAATATGAAGCTATGGGATTTTCTAAATTAGGAGCTACTAAAAAAGCAGATTCTAAAGATTTAGAAAAAGAACTAAAAAAATTAACAAAATCTAATGAAGAGCTAACAGCAAAGGTTGCTGAATTAGAAAAAGAAAAGGCTGAATTAACAAAATCTAATGAAGAGCTAACAGCAAAGGTTGCTGAATTAGAAAAGAAAGTAAAATAAGAGGTGTTGCAAATGATAAATGTTTATGCAACAAAAGAGGACTATTACAAATATGGCTCTAAAGTATTAGAAAGTGAAGAAACAGAAAAGTATTTAGAGTTAGCCTCAATAGATGTCAACAGGGCAACATTAACAAGAATTGAAAGAAGAGGATTTAATAATTTAACAACACAACAAAAAGATTTAATAATCAAAGCAACTTGTATACAAGCAGAATATATAAAAGAAGAAGGCATATATGATGATGATAGTATATCCAGTTATTCAATCGGAGGAGACTTAACAGTAAATGAAAAGGAATCGCAAAATATAGCAGACAAATTAAATATATCAAAATTAGCCTTTTTTTATTTGAAAAAAACAGGATTGACCAACAGAACAATATGATAAAAAAATTAAATCCAAAACACTTGAAAAGATTATTAAATAATAAATGTGATGTAATTATATATCAAGAAGGCTTATCTGAAAACGGTGAGCCTCTAACTTCTTTAAATTTAAAAAAACAAAAATGTAGATTTGTTGAAACAACAAAAATTATAATTAGTCCAGATGGAAGAAAGATTCAGCTTGTAGGGAAAGTAATATTGCTAGGAGATATAGCACCAAATATAAAGAAAATAAGTGGTGGACAAGTAATAACAAATGATATAGAGTATGAAATTTATCAAGCAAGTAGACCAAGAAATCCAGATGGAACAGTTCATCACACAACATTGGAGTTGATGTAATATGAAGATAACATTTAATAATAAAAATATAGAAAAAATAAATGAAAATGCCAGATTAGCATTAATAGATACTGCAGAGGCAATAAAGACCGATTTAATTCAGAGTCAAACTATGCCATTTGATACTGGGACAATGCAAAATGATAGTACGTTTGTCGATGATAAAAAATCAATAAGAGGTGTTGCAACAATAATTGTAGACACACCTTATGCTAGAAAAGTATATTTTGACCCGGAAATACATATAAAACAAGGTAAAAATCCAAATGCAAAACAGTATTATTTCGATGATTATTTAAATGGAAGTAAAAAGGATTTACCTTCAAAATATTTTGCAAAGTTATTAAAAAGGAGAAATGAAGGATGATATCTAAAATAAGTACATTAAAGTTAAAAGATTACTTAAAAACTGTAATACTAGAATGTAGTAAGTGGTCAATAGGCCAAATGGACGAAAACCAAGACGAAGCAATTGCTTTATATGCTAATCGTAGACAATTAGAAGATAATTCTAAATATAAAAAGTTAAAAAGTTATGGAATATTACCAATTACTTTATTATTAAAATGGACAAAAAATTATAATATGGCTGAAACGATGGCCAATAAGATTTATGAACTATTAGACTGTAGTTCTTTTTTTATTGATGATTATAATTGCTCAATTGAGTGTTTATATAATGGACCTATTGATTTAGGAGCAGATGAAAACAATGTATATAAGTTTTCAATAGAATTTAATTTATTATATAGAAAGGGTGAAAAATAATGGCAACTAAAACAGGAGTATATCCAGTATATGAAAACCAATTTCAAGTTGGTGCTAGTAAAGATTCATTAACAGATATAGCAGACATGGAAAGTTTCTCAGTCAAATTAGATAATGGAGTAGAAGAATGGAATCCATTAGACCAAAAAGGATGGGTTAGAAGATTGATGACTTCTAAATCTGTTACTATTTCAATTTCTGGAAAAAGAAATTTTGGAGATACTGGAAACGATTATGTAGCAGGATTAACACTAAAAAATGGAAGAGAAGTTGAAGGATGTTTACAATGGACATTTCCAAATGGTGCAAAATTAGTATTTGAAAATGCAATATTTAACATAACAAATTGGGGAGCTGGAAAGTCAACAGAAGTTATTCCACTAGAATTTGATGTAATGTCAAACGGAAAGCCAACTTATACAGAAGCCGCATCACAAAGTGTTGAAACAACACAAGCAGCTAAAAAATAACAGATAGGAGGTTTTATCCTCTTATCCAAATATTATTTAGGAGGGAAATTATGGATTTAAATATAATCGATAAATTAGATTGTGACAAAAAAACAATAACAATAGCAGAAAACAAGACATATGAAATAGACTGTTCTGCAGAAACAATGCTTCGCGTAGGAGAAGTATTTAAGAAAGATTCTACAATAAATGAGTTTTATACTGCAATAGAAATGCTTTTAGGAGAAATGGCTGTAAAAGAAATAAAAGAAATGAAAGTTACAGTAAAACAATTGCAAATAATTATTATTGCGATATTAGCACAAATCAATGAAATTACATATGATGAGATGGAAAAACGATTTCAAAAGCAATAGCAACAACGAATTGTGGTATGACATGGAAGAAGACTGGCCTTTAATAGAGGCTAGTTTAAATAAACAATATGGAATAAGAATCCGTAAAGAAATAAAAGATATGAATTATGCAGAGCTATGTACATTAATATCTGGCTTGATGCCAGATACTCCACTGGGGAATATAGTTCAAATTAGAAGTGAAGACGATGAAGACACTTTAAAAAACTTTACACAAGAGCAAAAAAACATCAGATGGGAATATAGAAATAAAATAGCAAAAAAGGTAAGTAAAGAAGATTACGAAAAAGCAATCCTCGAGATGCAAAAAGCCTTTAAAGAAATGGCAGGTGGTAGCAAATGAAAGAAATAAGATGTCCTTTTTGTAAGCAATTGTTGCTAAAGGCTTTTTTTTGCAAAGGAGAAATAAAATGTATGCGATGCAAAAAAATAATTTATATAGATGAAAAAGATAGAGCGAGCAACACAGTTAAAAATAACTAGTAGTTAGCCGATGCCTACTTTTACCTTTGAAAGAAAGGAGAAAAATAGGCATGAGTACAAATGTTGGAGCTGTTGATATGGAATTAGTTTTAAATTCTAATCCATTTAATCAACAGCTTAAAAACACAACAAATACAGTTAAAAATTCTGGAATTGAAGGGGCTTTAGGAAAAATTGGAAAGATTGCTGCAGTTGCATTTTCCGTAAAAGCAATTGTAAGTTTTGGGAAAGAGTGTATTGAACTAGGCTCTAATTTATCAGAAGTTCAAAATGTTGTAGATGTTACATTTGGGGATCTAAATACGCAAGTAAATGAATTTGCTCAGAATGCAATAGAACAATTCGGATTAGGACAAACAGTTACAAAGAAATATGTAGGTACTTTTGGAGCAATGTCTAAATCGTTCGGTTTTTCAAATGAGGAAGCATTAAAAATGTCTGAAACATTAACTGGATTAACTGGAGATGTTGCTTCTTTTTACAATTTAAGTTCAGATGAGTCTTATACAAAATTAAAATCAGTTTTTACTGGAGAGACTGAAAGCTTAAAGGATTTAGGTGTTGTAATGACACAAAATGCACTTGACCAATATGCTTTGGCAAATGGGTATGGAAAAACCACATCTAAAATGTCTGAGCAGGAAAAAGTGGCACTAAGATATAAATTTGTAATGGATAAACTTAGTATAGCAAGTGGAGATTTTGCAAGAACAAGTGATAGTTGGGCAAATCAAACGAGAGTGCTAAGTTTAAGATTTAATGAATTAAAAGCAAGTTTAGGACAAGGATTAATAAATATATTTACTCCTGTCATAAAAGTTATTAATTTAGTAATTTCAAAGCTTCAAATATTAGCTAATTATTTTAAATCATTTACAGAAATGATTTTTGGAAATGCAGGAGGAGATGATAGTTCAAGCTCTGTGTCAAATTTGGCAACAGAAGCAAACAATGCAAGTAATGCAGTAGATGGAATAGGCGAAAGTGCTAAAAAAACCAAAAAAGCATTGCAAGGATTACGAGGTATTGACCAAATAAACAATTTAACTCCAAGTAAAGATGATAGTAGCTCTGGAAGTGGAGCAAGTGGAGGTATAGATTCAGCGAATTTATTAGATTCTACAATGCAAAAAGCAAATACGCAAATGGGAGCTTTAGCTAATAAAGCCAAAGAACTAATAGAAATATTTAAAGAAGGATTTAACGATGCATTTGAAAATACTGGATTTGATGAAATAATAAATTCTTGCGAAAGAATTAAAACAGCTTTAATTGAAATATTTACTGATTCTGATATAAGTGAATATGCAAATGAATGGATAGATACAGTACTATATAATCTTGGAAGATTAACAGGTAGTGTTGCAAGTATTGGAGTAACAATAGCAGATAATTTATTAGGAGGAATTGCTAATTTTTTAGAGCAAAATCAGGAAGATATACAAGAACATATAATAAATATGTTTAGCATATCTTCTGCAGGTTGGGACTTAGCAGGAGATATTTTTGAAACTTTTGCTGATATTTTTGCAATTTTTAGAGGACCAGAGGCAAAACAATGCACAGCTGATATAATTGCAATTTTTACCGATGGGCTTTTTGGAATAATTGAAATTGGCGGACAAATTGGTTATGACATTTTGTATATGATAACACAGCCTTTTATAGAAAACAAAGATTTAATAAAAGAATCTTTAGAAGGAATATTGCAACCAGTTAGTTCTATTTTAGGAACTATAAAACAAGGCATACAAGATACATTTTCAAAATTCTGGGAGGTATATGATACTTATATTAGACCAGCAGTAGAAAATATCAAAGATGGGTTTTCCAGCATTTTGGAAACCTGTTTGAAAGTTTGGAACGAAAATATAAAACCAATACTTGATGAGTGGGCAAAGAAATTTGACGATTTGTGGCAGCAACATTTACAGCCAATGGTTAATAGTTTCTTAGAATTTGTTGGAAAATTGGTTAATGTTATCTCTGAATTATGGAATCAATGGCTTGTTCCAATAATAAATTGGATTGTTGAAAATGTAGTACCAGTTCTTCAGCCGATAATTCAAACTTTAGGAAATTTGATTGGTGATGTATTTGGAGTAATCAGCAGTGTTGTTGGAGGTATTTTTGAGGCATTAGGAGGACTAATAGATTTTATAGCAGGTGTATTTTCAGGAGATTGGAGCAGAGCTTGGGATGGTATTAAATCAATTTTTAGTGGAATTTGGAATGCAATTAAAGGAATTTTTGAAGGAATCTGGAATGCAATTAAAGATTTTGTAACAGGAATATTAGATACTATAAAGAATTTATTTTCAAACATTTGGAATGGAATTAAAGAGGCTGTTTCCGGGATACTTAATGGAATAAAAGAAGACATATCATTTAAGATAAATCTAATAAAGACAGTTCTTTCTAATATATTAAATAGCATAAAAGATACCTGGGGAAAAATTTGGAATGGTTTAAAAGATTCTGTTGGAAATATATGGAACGCAATAAAAGATAAAGTTGTTAATGGTGCAAAAGGAGCTTTGCAAGGAATTAAAAATGTATTTGGTTCAATTGGAAATTGGTTTTCAAGTATTTTTGGAAATGCTTGGAATAATGTTAAAAATATTTTCAGTGCGGGAGGAAAAATTTTTGATGGAATTAAAGATGGTATAGGCAATGCTTTTAAATCAATCGTAAATCGTTTAATTTCTGGAATAAATAGAGTTGTATCAATCCCATTTAATGCAATAAATTCAGCCTTAAGAACAATAAGAAATGTAAGAATAATGGATTTTCAGCCGTTTAGCTGGTTAAGTACAGTTAGTGTTCCTCAAATCCCATATTTAGCACAAGGTGGATATGTTAAAGCAAATACGCCTCAATTAGCAATGATAGGAGATAATAGACATCAAGGAGAAATAGTAGCACCAGAAGATAAAATACACTCAATCGTAGCTGACGAGTTGAAAAATTTCAAAGGTACTGATAATAGTGAAATTGTTAGATTATTGAAAGAAATTTTGAAATACCTAAAAAACACAGGAGGAGATATTGTTTTAAGTATCTCAGACATAGAGATTGCAAGAGCAGTAATTAGAGGCATGAAACTGCTACAGTCAAAGACTGATAAATCAATTTTAGATTTTATTTAAAGGAGAATAAAAAATGGAAGGAATTACAATATTAAAAGTAAACGGAGTGGCAATTCCAGCACCTAAAAAATGTCAAGTCGTAATAGCTGACCAGGATATCAATTCTGATACAGATGCAAATGCAAAATTGCACAGAAATAGAGTAGCTGTAAAAAGAACAATAAGTAATGAGTGGGGTCCTTTAAAATGGGACGAAATAAGTAAAATTTTGACATCTATTAAAGATGTCTTTTTTTCAGTTACTTATCCAGACCCACAAACAGGAAAATATGAAACTAAAGCAATGTATGTAGGTAATAGAACAGCGCCAGTTCTTGTAGTTGAAGATGACGGAACATTTGTATGGGAAGGATTAAGTGCTGATTTTGTTGAACAGTAGGTGATATATATGTATAATAAAAATCCTTATTATCAAGAGGTATTAAAAAATGAAGAGCTATTAATTATAGCAAGAATTATATTAAATAATATAGTTCTAACAAATAAAGATATAAAAAGTATAAAATACGATTTAAATACAAATGATGGTGAAAAATTTACTATTGGTGGTGTATACGGAGCAACAGTCGATATAACATTACTAAATTTTGAAAATGAGTTAGATAATATAAAATTTGAAAATAAAGAATTTAAAATTGAATTAAAACTATCTGTGGATGATTTGTATACGGTAAAAAAAATTAATAAAACATCTATTAAAGAAATAAATAAACTTAAAATAAAGCACCTTACATCGTTGTGGATTCCACAAGGGATATTTTATCCTACTAAAATTAATAAAAATGAAAATGAAACTATAACAATAAAATTACAAGATAAAACAAAATATTTAGAGGAAGAATATGAATGTAGTTTAACACCACCATTTACAATTAAAGATTTATATAAAGATGTACACAATTATTTCAAAATCAATTCAAATTCAAGCAGTTTTTACAATGAAGATGTGATAATAAATGAAGTTCCAAAAGGATATACTGGGAAAGAAATATTAGGATACATTGCAGAATGTGCCTGTGGTATATATATAATAAACAGATCAGGAAGAGGTGAAATAAGGACATTTGCCAATGAACCTGTAAAGAAAATTGAAAAAGGAGCCTATAATAAATTTGTTCCAGCAGAAAGTTATATTAATATTCAAAAAATAAAATACAATAAAGATTATGTAATAGGCGAGGATAATGGATATATATTAGAGCTAAGTGAAAAGAATCCATTTATAACTGATGAAGTGGCACAAAAAATCTTAATAAAAATGCAAGGGTATACATACATAACTTATGAGTATAAAGCGAGTATACCTGATATATCTATGGATGTATTAGATATGATAGATATAACTGATACGAAAAATATTAATTATTTAACTTACATAAGAGGAATTTCGTGGGAGTATACTGGAGCAGTTTCACAAACCTGGAGTGCAAAAGGCGAAACCAAGTTTGATAATACCTATAAAACGAAAGGTCCTATACAAAAACAAATATCTGATATAGTTACTAAAGAAATTCCAAATGTGTATGAAGAAGCAGTTAGTAAAGCCACTGAATTAATCAAAGAATTTAATGGTGGATATGTAATAAAAAAAGATGGTGAATTGTATATTTCCGATAATTTAGACATTGATAAAGCAGAACACTTATGGCGTTGGAATATAAATGGATTTGCTTACTCGAGCAAAGGCATAAATGGACCATATGAAACAGCAATAACCATGAACGGACAAATAGTAGCAAATTTTATAACAGCAGGAACATTATCCGCTAACAGAATAAAAGGTGGAACATTAAAAGTTGGAGGAATAAATGGTTCTAATGGAAAAATAGAAGTCCTTGATAGTGAAGGTAATGCAATTGTAACAATAGACGAAACAGGAATCTTAATGGGTAGTAATACGCAAATTTTAGGCGAAGACGGATTAATGAACACATATATTTATTCCGGAAGTGGGAATGTAGGATTTGAGTATAAATTTGAAGAAGAAGATTTAGAAAAAAAAAGCATAATTATAGATATACCAATACCTAAAAATTTAAAAATAAAACAAGCAAAAGTAATTTTAACACATACACCTGTTTATTGGACTATAACAGATTTAGAAACTGGAGAAGTTAAAAATTCGTGGGGATATGCAAGATCTGTAAAATTATATAAATGTAGTAATATAAATAACCGTTTATTAGCAGCTAACTTTGGAGGAGATGTATGGGAAAATGTTGACAATGATGATTATGAAGAAATTAATAACGCTTTTGGGCAAAATGGTTTTACAGCACAAGTTCCATCTAAAGAATCCTATTCATCTGAAAAAATTGAATCTTTAGATATTTCGAATGAATTAATTGAAGGCATAAATAGATTAAAAATAGAAACATCTTTAGAAAATGTGAATGACAGAATTGATGGAGCAACAAAAACAGGTGCAATGTATGCAACAATAATAATCGAAGGACTTATACAATACTGAAATTGAAGGAGGATAAAAAAATGAGTGTTTTTACAAATCTATTAAATTTGTTTAAATGGGACCCAGAAAAAGATGCTGAGGAAGAATTTGATATAGGCAAAGCACTAAATGACAACTGGGACAAATTAGACAATAAAATTGATGCACATACTAAAAATACGCAATTAGTACATAAGAACGCAACCGCTGGTTTAAGTGGATTTATGAGCAAAGAAGATAAAAAAAAATTAGATAATATAGAAGAAAAAGCAGAGCACAATATAATCGAAAAAATACAAAAAAACGGAGAAGATATTCCAGTTGTAGATAAAGTTATAAATATAACTTTAAGTAAAAGTGATATAGAATTAGATAAAGTAGATAATACGTCAGATTTAAACAAACCCATATCGCTAAAAGCAAAACAAGCATTAGAAAAAAAAGTTGATAAAGAAGAAGGAAAAGGGCTAAGTTCAAATGATTTTACAAACGATGACAAAAAAAAATTAATCCCGTCCGGAGGAACAACAGGACAAGTCCTAGTTAAAAAATCTAATCTCGATAACGAAACTGAATGGGCAGATCCAGTTGGTGGAGGAAGTGCAACAGGAGATACATTGCCAATTGGTTCAATAATGTCATATTCAAAAGCAACTGCTCCTGAAAATTGGCTAATTTGTGATGGAAGTGCAATAAGCAGAACAAATTATTCAGAACTGTTTAATGCAATTGGAACTACTTTTGGAGAAGGAGATGGAAGTACAACATTTAATCTTCCAAACATTAAAGGAAGAACTATTGTTGGATTAGATGCAGAAGATACTGACTTTAATGCTATTGGAAAAACACTTGGGGAAAAGACACATACATTAACAGTAGCAGAAATGCCAGAACATAACCACAAGCAATCGTTAGATGGAGGAAACAGTGGAAATTCAGGCAATGCTGCATACAGTTGGTCTGTTCCGGCAAATCAATATCTTTACACAGGAGATGATTTAGCAGGGAAAACTGGAGGCTCACAGCCACATAACAACCTTCAACCTTCATTCGTAGCAATTTACATAATAAAAGCAAAACAAAGTGCTGGAGTAGTTGCTACAGTAGTAGACAGTTTAGAAAGTACAAGTGCAACGGATGCCTTGAGTGCAAAAAAAGGAAAAGAATTAAATGAAAAAATAACAAGAAACAGCACTTATTCAACGGAGGAACAAGCAGTAGGCACCTGGATAGATGGCAAGACAATATATAGAAAAGTTATAAATTTTGGAACATTACCTAATGCAACCAAAAAAGAAGTACAACACAATATAAGTAATATAAGTATTTTTACAAAAATAGAGGGTATAGCAATAAGAAATGATGAAACAAAATTTACGCAATCTTTGCCACTAGTATACAAGAATGAAGAAATGTTTTACAATACAGCATTAGCTGTTGATAATACAATAGTAGAAATACAGACTGCCGGTGATAGGAGTATGTTTAATGGTTATGTAACATTAGAATATACAAAAACAGTGGAAGATTAGGAGG